TCGTGGGACCTGGTGGCAGGCGTTTAACGCTGTCACGTACATGACCGACCACGAAATTGGTCGCTCGGTCGATTCTCGCTTGACTTCTGCTTGGTATGGTGCTAATAAGAACCTTAAGACCAAGGCTCTCGAGACCGCAGTCGAGATGGCAGATGCAGCCTAAGGTTGCATATCTGATCGACGAGAACACCAGCTGGGACGATGAGCCCAGCTGGCAGTTCTACTCAGAAAACGATGTTCCACGATGGAAACTTGAGACCCATGCTGTAAAGCGTATTGTTTATTGGGAGATTGAAGATGATCAATAAGTCTGTTCAAGAGCTATTCGAGGATGGTTTCGCTGATATCATGCTCGGTGCCTTCAAGCTTCGCAAGGAAGGTAAGTATCAGGAAGCGTATGATGAGCTTGGGGTAGTTCTTAGTCTTATTATGCAGGATCGTCAAGAGCTACGTGAAATGTATAAGGTGAATCCATAATGTTTGAAGTTAAGAGCCGTTCTATCGAATCGTGGGGACCACTTGCTTCTGTCAGCGAGAGTAAGTTTAATCATATCCTGAACAGTCGTCGTGGTTCTACAAAGGACATGATCAAGAAGCTCAAGAAGCTCAAGACGTATAAGGTCACGTTTAAGAAAGTATGGTATTCGGACTCGTTCGAGATCCAGGCAGAGAACGAGTATGACGTAAGCGCAAAGGCTCGCGAGTACTTCAAAGAGAATGGCGATAACATTGGTTTCAAAGAAATGTCTCGTGGTAAGTGGGCTACTGATTATGCCGGCTACGATTCGTTTAGTTATGTAAAGGTAAGGAGTTAAGTAATATGTGGTTATGGTTGATTGTTGCTATCTTGCTCATTGCAATTGGCATGTATGTTCTCGGTCGACTTGATTGGGATGAAGATCAAAAGGTTGGTCTGTTCTGGGCTATCTTTATTACCTCGTTGTTGTGGCCGGCTGCGCTTTGTATAGTAATCGTAGCAGGTCCGTTTGCCGGTCTTTTCTGGCTCGGTGGTCGCGCGCGTAGGGCTAAGGAAGCAGCTAAAGATAAATAACAGATGAAGACAAAGCGTCAGTATCTGATCCCTTTCACATACGACCACGCCCCTGAGGACTATGGGTTCGTCAGGGTCAATACAACTGATATGAAAGAGATCAAACGGTTGGCTCAGTGCATATTTGGTTCTGAAACACAGCTAACAATCGCATACGAAGATGTGGAGGTAGATGAATGAAAAGGCTTTTATCAGCGTTTATGGCGCTTACAGTGGTAGCCACTCCCGTAGCTGCGCAAGCTCAAGTGCGGGATAGAGATGTTATCATTCTGAGAGATGACCGTCCTCGCAGAGGTAATGATGTTGGGGCACTGCTGGGTGGTCTCGTTATTGGGGCTCTTCTTGGAAGTAATGTGACAAACTCTCGCAACCGTGATCGTGACTTCGATCGCAGGCATGACGTCATTCGTCTTCCCAGTGATAGATTTCACCATCGTCAGCGCGTCTGCTTCGAAGAGCAGATCGTTGAAAACTTCTACGGCGGCCGTGTAATTCGCTACGAATACCGCTGCCGATAATCAAGGATTAAGAAATGAAAAAGTTTCTTGCTCTGGCCGTGTTGGCCTTTGCTACCCCTGCAGTCGCACAGAAGATGCCTGTTGGCGTCACCTATGATGCGAACATCCTACGCGCTTCAGACGGAGACACCGTTGTAATTGAGGCTTCGTGGGTCCCTGCTCCTATCAAGAAGGAAATTGCTGTTCGTGTTTACGGTGTAGACACTCCGGAGAAGTCGTTCCGCGCTAAGTGCCCTGCCGAAGATGCAAAAGGCCAAGCTGCATCAGCATTCACAAAGAATGCAATTGCTAAGGCTGCAAAGAAGCAGTGGGTCCTGTACGATTGGGACAAGTTCGGCGGTCGTGTTCTGGGCGATATCATTCTCGATGGTAAGTCGCTGCGCGAGCTGTTGATTGCCAACGGGTTTGCTCGTCCATATTTTGGTGAAGCAAAACAATCCTGGTGCTAAAATAAATGTTGCCTTTTTCTGAAAAAGACTCTATAAGGAATTATAGAGTGAAGAAAAGGACACAGACATGCTTACCCTCGCTGACATCAACACCCTCACCAAGTCGCACGATGGTGACATCTACTCGGACCTGTACAAGGACGTGTATGGTTCGCGTCCTCGCTACGCTCGTTTTGAGTCCGTTAAGGACTTCGATCAGGACTTCAACCGTCTGAGCAAGATGCTCAGTGAGATCCTGGACGCAGATCGTGTTCGTCAGTCTGCCAACCTCAATAAGTTCTTCGAGCGCGTGCTCGAGACCATGCAGCTCTGCAACTGCGATCAGTATCGGGCGATCGAGATCATCGCCGATGCAGAGGGCGAGCTGGAGGCGTTCCAGTTCTATGGCTACGAGCGCCTTGAGTGGTGCTTTGACCTTCGGTTTGGTTCCATCAAGGAAGCTCTCGAAGGAGGCACGGAATGAACCTCGAAGACCTTCTCAACGAGGATCCTAGTGATCCTATGGTCAATTCAGTGCAGACGCTGTCAGAGAAGATCAAGCAGCGCCGCACTCAAATGCTTATCCACTCCTACCTGTACTACGTGCTGGATGATACAGTCATCACAGACGAGAAGTGGCAGCAGTGGGCCGATGAGCTGACAGGGCTGCAGAAGCAGAAGACAGAGATCGGCTTCTACGACAAAGAGTTTGCTGATTGGAATGGATCGACTGGTATGCACTTGCCGATGCCGCCATGGGTCGTAAAAAGAGCTAAGTGGCTACTACATCATAAGGAAACAAAATGAGAATCGTCTACAAGTATCCAATGAATCTTGGTTACAACAGCATCACTGTTCCGCTAGAGTCAGAGATTGTCCATGCCGCCATGCAATATGGGCAGTTGCATATATGGGTTGAGCAAGATCCTAATCGACCATTCGTGCAACGAGAATTTAATGTCTACGCAACTGGTCAGTACATCCATAATAACAACGAGATGCATGTCTCTACGGTTGTTGCTGGCGATTTTGTTTGGCACCTCTATGAAAATATTTTTATCTGATGGGCAAAAGCCTGTTGACTTCCAAGGGAAAGTAGACTATAAATAACATATCAGTTGATGACAATCAACAATAAAGGTTCTGAGGACACGGGGGCAGTACCCGTCACCTCCACCATAGACACACAGTCTTTCAACCACACCGTACTTGATATGGTGTCACGTCAGATCGACTTAGTTGCGCAACGTGTGTCTATGATGGGGGTGAACTAGGATCGACTGGGACGGAATAGGGCGGTTCGAGACTGATTGCTTGGCAAAGTTGCCACTAAATGTAAATGCAAACGATAATGACGTTGCCTTTGCTCTAGCTGCTTAAGCTAGCATTGGGTATGGGTTCCACCTCGAAACAGAACGGGCCCACATTTATAATATAACTTTAAGTATTGTCCTTATTGTGTACTATTAAAAGGAAATTGCACAATGACCACTATCCTATCACGCCTTAAAGAACCATCCACATATGCAGGCCTTGCCGGTCTTGCTCTTGCTTTTGGCATTTCTAATGACCTATACACAGCAATAGCTAGCGCTATTGCTGCTGTCGCAGGTTTAATCGCAATGGTACTTTCGGAGGGCGAAACCCCTTCTGCATAATTGTTGGGGTATGGGTTCCACCTCAATACCGAACGGGCCCGATCACGTTCGAACGTGCTTTTTAGACGTTGAACGGATCAATATAGATTTTCACGTTGATAAATACTAAGTTACCAAGGAGGTTGGCGCCTCCATTGACTCTTACAACAGCTTCAAGTCAAAGTTGGCTAGAGAGCGGTATCACAAGATACCACCGACGAAACAATAATGATTTTGCATTCCTAGTAAGAGAGGGATGGATGGAAGATACCTTCGCTATTTCACTTTGTATCTTCTTATAGCGGTATTGATAGGTGGGGCTGGGACGCTCCTATGAACCTATCTCTGTCTGCCAAAGTCATTTGACTAATAGAGGTACAAATGAAACTCTTCGAAAGAGGACACGACTTACATCTTCTTAAGATCACTCAAGGATTCTTTCTAGGTATAGCATGTGCAGCAACTGCTGCAATTGCAATGCCGACCCAGGAACCAGAAGTTAGAGTAGTAGAGAAGTCAGTAGTCAAAGTAGTAGAAAAGCCGGTTGAAGTTAAGAAGCCGGTATATCTAAGCAAACACGATCAACAACAGATCAAATGCATGGCCGAGAATACATACTTCGAAGCGGCTCATGAACCCTACAAAGGTAGGATCGCGGTAAACAATGTAGTATTGAACCGCGTTAAAGATGATAGATTCCCTAAGACACCATGTGCGGTCATCAACCAGAAGGCCAGAGGCGTATGCCAGTTTTCATGGAAGTGTGAGGGAGCAAAGCGAATCCGAGATATGGAAGCCTATCGTAAGGCTAAGGAAATCGCTGAGGATGTATACCTAGGTAACTACAAGGATGTTACAAAGGGTGCTCTATTCTACCACGCTGATTACGTAAGTCCTTCGTGGGGTGGAGTGTTTGATCGTACCACTAAGATTGGTGCACATATTTTCTACAGAGGATGATTATGATTTCTAAGCTAACTCCACAAACATTTTATGCTGACATTGAGAAACTTGTGAGCGAGCTTAACACTGACTATATGGACGCGGTGATTCACTATTGCGATAAGAATAGTATCGAGATAGAGACCGCCGCGTCCATTATCAAGAGTAATGGGAAGTTAAAGTCCATTATTCAAAACGAGGGAGAAGAAGTAAATCTTCTTCCTAAGACGGCAAGATTGCCGTTGTAATTATATAAGTAATGTATATTATGAGACAAGTGGACAAGAAAACACACACTAAAACATACGGAGATAATACATGACTACTTCATTCGCAGACCTTAAGCGTTCGGCAGGTTCTAACCTGGATCGTCTTACTAACGAGCTCGAGAAGCTCTCAAAGCCCAGTGGTGGCAATAGCAACAAGGACGATCGCTTCTGGTCTATCCAGGCAGACAAGGCTGGTAACGGCTACGCTGTGATCCGCTTTCTTCCTGCTCCTCCCAACGAAGATATGCCCTTCGTTCGCATGTGGCATCACGGCTTCCAGGGTCCTGGTGGCTGGTACATTGAGAACTCGCTGTCGACGATTGGCAAGCCCGATCCTGTTGGTGAGATGAATTCCAAGCTGTGGAATTCTGGTGTCGATTCGGATAAGGAAACTGTCCGCAAGCAGAAGCGTCAGTTGACGTTCTACTCAAACATCTATGTCGTTAAGGATCCTGCTAACCCCGAGAACGAAGGCAAGGTCTTCCTGTTCAAGTACGGTAAGCGTATCTTCGACAAGATCAATGACATGATGAATCCTCAGTTCGAGGATGAAAAGCCTGTCAACCCATTCGACCTTTGGACTGGAGCAGACTTCAAGCTCAAGATTCGTAAGGTCGAAGGTTACCGCAACTACGATAAGTCGGAATTCTCGGAAGCAGCTCCTCTGCTGAACGATGACGACGCTCTCGAGCGCATCTGGCAGTCTCAGTACTCACTGCAGGAGATTGTTAGCCCGAAGAACTTCAAGAGCTATGATGAACTTAAGGATCGTCTGAACAAGGTCCTGGCTATTGGAGCTACTTCGACTTCGTCGTACAAGCCAGAGCTCGACCACGGGTTCCAAGCACAGCCTCAGTTCAAGGCTGCTGAACCTAAGCCTATGCCACAGGCTGTCGATGACGACGATGACGACATCGGCTTGGACTTCTTCAAGTCTCTCGCAGACGAAGATTAAGGAAAAGGGGGGCTTCGGTCCCCCTTTTTTATGCTGCGTTGAAGTAGATCTTGTAGTCTTCCGCAGTGTTAACGTTATACTTAACAGTTTGTCTTTGTGGTTTAACACCGCTGAGATAGTTAGCAGCAGTTGCAGCACCTCCACCACCCCCACTACCTACTGGCACAACAACAGGCTCAGGGCAGTTGCACTCTTCACGGGGTGCAGTAATAGCGCGCTGGTTCATTGTCGTTCCAGCTGGTGTTCTTACGGTAGGCGATATTGCCTGTTGTTGCTGCTCCGGTGCAGTAACGGGCACTGTAGCAGGAGCTGCAGCTCCACCACCTCTATATTCCCAGTGCCAGATTTCAAATGGTCTAGCAAGTGGACCGTAGATACCGAATCGTGGCGCGTTAGCTTGCATCCAGCGGTAAGCAGCGTTTCCTTGACGAAGGCCGGGAATGTCAAAAGCAAGACCCCAACCATGGTTCGAGCGACCTGGGGTAGCGGCCATTCTACCCTTTTCTCTCTTCAATCTAACCTGTGTCGCATAGTCACGATATGAGCTGGTAAGACCGATGTTAATGCCTTCTCGAGCAGCTGCAGCTCTCATAGCCTTAAACGCTCGAGCTGCTGGGGGAGTAGCTTTATGGTTACCTATACCAAGTGATTCGAGCTGACTCTGATCAATATTACCATTTGTGCCTCTGATCCCCATCTGCTGAATGGCGCCGCGAGCAGACTCGTATCCCATACCACTGATGCCTTGGCCGCTGCGAACAATCGTACCACCAATTCTAGCACCTGGCGCGCCACCACCAGCACCAGGAGCACCTCCGGTCCCAGCACCCGATCCACCTGTCAGAGAGCTAGTGCCGGATCCAAATGATATTCCTGCTCTTGAGCTTCTTCCTGTATCAATCAGGTTTGCTTCGTCGTTTCTTCTCCAGCTATTCACACCACGGTTATGGCCTGCTAGAGTTGCTCTGAAGTGATTCGAAACAGGTCTGTAGTTACGGGTTCTCACAGCTTCTTTGGTAAGCTGTGTTAGTGTTCTGTTTAAGCTACCATAGTTAAAAACAACTGACTCAAGAGCAGCCTTTGTGCCATCCGGCATAGCGTTGTATTCGCTGGACGAAATACTTCTGAGAAGCCTTCCACGGTGCTCTTCGACGTGCTTACTTTTGATCCATACCGCTTCTTCGTCGGTAATCGTCTGGCCCATTTGGACCCTACCCTGCAGACGGAAGCCTGGTGGATAGTACGTAGCTCCAATACCAATTGTTGGGATACCCTCAGTATCCCTATAGGCTGTCAGTCTTTTTCCTTCGTAGCTGCCAAGCAGTGAGGCGAGTTTCTCATCATATGAGCCGCCAACCGAATAAGACTGTCCTGAATCCTCTTGACCATAGGATGCACTATCTCCACCGCCGCCCCCGCCACCGCCCCCGCCGGCTGCCATACGAGCTTCGGTAGCTCTAACCGATTGACCGATGAATGAGGATAGTCTATCAGACCAGCTTTCCATACGTTGGGTTGGTTGAGGAGCCTGCACACGCTGGACAGAAGCTGTCTGATTCTCCCTCAGCGCAGCCTGAGCAGTCTGAGTAGCTAGTCTCTCAGCACGGCGATCACGCTGCTCAATCTTCTGAGGAGTCTGTTCATTCTGTGCTCGAGCTTCGGCAATGTTCTCTTGGGTTTGAGCAGCTACCTCGGAAGCAGCTGGGCGTTGTGATGGCTCAGGTTGAGCCTCCGCGGTAGGAGCTGGTACTGGGGCTTCTGGCTCTGGCTCTGGTGTAGGAGGAGGTAGTGGCTCTGGTTCAGGTTCAGCTGCTTCTGCTGATCCTGAGAACAACATAGCTCCGCCAATGCCGGCAGCAATTGCTCCACCCGCAAGCATAGTGCCGAGCCCCATTCCTCCTCCCTCTTGAGGGGAAGGAGCTTCTAAGCCAGGACCACCTTGCTGGGACAGGTTCAGCTGTTCGAAGCTCTTTGCTAGTTCATCCAGAGCCTTAGATAGCTGTGGGAATAGAGAAGCAATCTCACTACCGGTATCGACAGGAGCTACATTGGAAGCAGCCCTGTTTTCAAGAGCGCTCTCTTTCTTGCTTACAAGGCTTGCGTCAGCAATCGCGCGCTGGATCCTTGAGATGTTCGTAGAGTAGGCTTTAACCTGGTTGAAGGCATTCTGTACAGATGTCAGACCATTAGATATGTTTGCAATCGATTCTTTAGGAATGACAACAGATTCATCGTTTGGTTTGATAAGAAACTTGTTTAATACAGAGCTCTGTAATGACTTGTCGTTTATCATGAAGCCATCGCTCCTGCAACAGAACCGAAGTATAGCTGGCTAGCAATATTACCAAGGTTGAGGTATGATGGCTCAGGGACATCTCCCATACCCTTGGCTCTCGCTTTGGTCGTTGGAAGCGTAGCCGGCTTTGGTAATGTAGCACCAGTCAGGCCCATTGTAGATGCAGCTGGCGGTGCTTCTGTTGAAGCCTGGAGAATCTTATCTCCTTGCGTAGACCTCACTTCTGGCATCGAACCGGTAGTAGGAGGCGATACACCTTCTTCACCTTCAAGACGACTTTGTGTTTTTTCGGCCGCGACCTGCTGAGGAGAACCACCAGAGGCCCCTCCTGGGGATGAAGCTTCAGCAGCTGCACCACCACCTCCGCCGCCTCCTCCGCTACCACCTCCGCCACCGCCCTCAGCTGGAGCAGCTGCTGGTGTTGCTGGCGGAGCAGCTACTGGTGTAGCTGCAGGCGCTGCTGCAGCCTCAGCTTTAGGAGCTTCTGGAATAGCAGGGGCGCTTGTTTGTGGAGTAGCTGTACCACCCCCACCGCCGGCGCCGCCCGTAGCGCCTTCTTTTGTAACTTTCTGACCCAGACCCTCTTTTATCAGATCGGTTACAGTTTCATTAACCATTGCCAGTCTTGGACCAGCTTCTGGATCTTGTTCCGGAGCTACGCCGAACGTGCTCATGTATACATCACGAGAAAGGGATAGAGCAAGAGCAGGAATAGCTGTGAGAGGACCACCAAGACCCGATGCGGCCTCAAGACCAGCTCCTACCACATCACCCTGTAGCAATCTGCCAATAGCAAACAATCCACCAGCAACAGCGCCGACAACAGGAATGGATTTAATTCCTGTCTTTAGAAGAGCTTTGCTTACAAGTGGCTTCGCAGCCTTTATGATAGCTTCTTTACCGATCTTTGCACCAGCCCCAATAGCACCCTTTGCCGCGGCACCCTTTGTAGCAGCACGACCAATCAGACCTGCGACCCTACCAGAGCTCTTTCCGAGCACTGCAGTAGCTTGGCGCGCTTTAGCAGTTTTCTGACCTAGCGCAGCTGGATCGACTGTTTTAAAGTTCTTAAGAGCCTCTTCCGCTTTAACAGGTACCCCTCTTGCATTTCTGTAGGTAACCTGGCCAGTCTTGCTAACAGTTCTTTGGAAGCCCTGGCGAAGCTGAGGTTTTGCACGTCTGGCTGCTCGAGCCTTCTTAACACCCCCAAGACCAAGGCTATCAAGCATCCCCTCCATGAAGGAATTACCAGGGGAGTTCTGCTGTGCTTCTCTTACGGAATCATCAATCGTTTGCTGAATGTTTGCAATCGAATTCAATAGCTTTTCAATTGCATCCTCAGCAGGACCAATGTTTCCACCCATTGTTTCCGCTGCAATAGGAGTAGCGTCTGGCTGTTCTAATGTCTGTTCACCCGACTCAGCTTCCATACGCTGAGCAGACTTGAGCAGCTGGTCTTGCTGTTCCTTTGATATCACACCGAGGTTAGTAGCTACTTTAGCAATAGCCTGCAGCTGCTTTTCTAGAGATGTGATTGTAGGATTAGACTCTTTGGATACACGCTGAGGTTGATCCAGCAC